GTAATTGACAGCACCGGGTAAATTAGCGGGCGTGTTCCTGTCACCTTCACCTACGGAGGTGTCATCATACATGATGATACCATTGCCATGAATACCCTCAACCATGTTGGTGAGTGTAGGTGATATGATGTGTTCACCATCAGTTAAACCATCAGCGTTAGTCGCTGTTGTCACTGTTAAGTTCTTATTCGTATGCCCCGATACTGGATTACCGTTTCCCATTTCATGCCACCTCAATTAAAATTTCAATGTTAATTTCATTTGCCGATGTTTTGATAATCGGCTTTGTCGTATAACGAGCGACTGGTGTGAAGTCGGAGGTGCTACGATTCTGTATGTACACCTCACGGATGCTATCATTGAACGCATTATCAATACTCATTGATGCCTCAACAAGAAGAGCAGTGTCGTCAATAATCGTCACTGTTGGCGTGAGAACGATAGCAGGGCGACCTGCCGCACCATCCTCCGCAGTAGCCGGTGTTCCGTCGAAACCTACCACTACTTCGTTGATAGTATCAGCAATGGTTTGTAAGAGCAAACGGCGTATGTGATTTGATACAGGCATGTCAATATCTCCTAATCTCGGTCTTATTCGCACCTATTGGCAAACCTTCGCCACCAATCTTGCCTCTTGTCTTCGTGCCTTTAACCCCTCCGATAATGAAAGCGGTATTATGTACACCTCGCTCGGTTAATTGAGAAGTGATACGCAACTCTATTTTACCGAACATTGACAAGTTTTCTTCGACAATTTGTACATATGTAAGAGGTGCTTCTCCACCGGAAACAGCGGTTGCACCTTCACTAATACCTTGCAGTACACCTTCTATACCCGACTCGATGTTAAGTAAAGTAATGTCAGTAGTGCCTACTATCGGCATATGTTTTGCTTCTGTTATCACACGAGTTTGACCGTCATACTCAATTGTCATACCCGGTCGCATGTCGGTGATACCGGGATGACCGCTACTACTAATAGCACCCGCTGTAAGTGTATTACCTCGCAGTATTTGACGAGCAACTCTCCTTGCACCGTTGGTTGAGCGTACCGTCATATCTACGACTGGTGCTGGTTCTTCTCGTATCTCACCGTTGTTACCACTTTGCCTTTCCGTGTCATCAACAGTAACTATAACCAAGTCATTCAATGCCATTGGTTGACCTTGTACAGTAACACGGTTTGGTGTGTTATCAACAGGGTCAGTTCGTTTAGAGCCGAAACGGATGTTGGCATCAACGCTACGAGTGGCTTCGCTAAATGTAATTGGTACATACAGCATATTACCGAATCTATCAATCAATATCATGCGGCTGTCATGCCGACCGATAAACCGTAGTGCGGTCATCAAATTGACATTTGTAAAGTCTTGACCGAGGAAACGATTAGAATGTAGTCTGCGACCATTGTTGTTGTTTGCAGAACTCATACTGCGACCAATGTTGAAACTGTTCATACTGGTAGTTGCTTGTTGACCTAATCGAATAGCCATGTCAGTTGTACGCAACCCGACATCAATCGGCTGACCTAACTTAACTTCACGCTCAAAGAAACCAAGGTCGTTAAGTGTTTTACCTTTCATGTTTTGTAGATTCATTAGAATACCGACAGTACTGGATTCAAGTGTAGAGATAGATAGCCGTTGGGCGGGGTTGTCGGCGTTGTAAACAAGCATAGGTTTGTTAGTTGAACTCAATACATTGTCACCCAAAAAGGGTACTGCGGTGCTAGTATGCCCCGGTGTTTCTTTATGTGTGATTTGAATTGATGACTCACCCTCAACAATTTGATAGCGAGTTTCGGGCATGACTTGAAAAGTAGATGCGTTACTATTTTCAATGGTAACTTTCGCTTGTACACCTGTACTCGTGTCTACCTTTGCATGATGAACGGCGTTGTCAACGAACACCGGCTTACGCACATGGTCCATCACTGCGGGCATGTCAGTACTAAACCGACCAACAACTGTGTTCTTTATGACAGCCATCAGCAGTTCCACCGTTTAAGAGAAGCCCCTTTCGGTGTTAATTTACCTTTCTTACTCGTTGGTCCTTTTACACCACTCATACGGGCGCAAAATGATTTTCGTCGCTTTGCAGATTTACTACCGGGCTTAAGTTTACTTGGTTTAGTAGTTACGGGTGGTTTAAGATTAGAACCTTGTTCACGCTTTGCTTTTGCTCGACCTTTAGCGTTTAGTCCACCTTTACGATGATGCTTGTTTGGATTGTAACCGTGAAATGGTTTACTCTTTTTCTTAGCCTTCATTAAAGCAAACGCATTCTCCATTGGTGTACAACAATTACAAAAGTCGTATTCAATCATGCGCCATCACCACTGTGGTCTGTTGAGTTGTAGGAGACATCTCCTTTATGTCCTTTTGGATGCAAGGCTTGACTGAACCGTGGTTGTACACTGTAGTCCTTACGAACAATAGTCTCATCGTTTTCTACAGATGTACGGCGGCGTGATGCATCGGAACGGTAATGTTCTAAAGTATTCTCACTGATAATTACACGAGTAACTTCATTGTCAATTTTACTACTATCAAAGCCGCTGTCAGCCGTTCCGATGATTTTTGGGCCTTTACTCATAGGCACAGTGTCACTTGCACTAATGTCCATGTAATACGCAGGTGTGTAAGGTGGATTAGTGTCGGGGTTGGTGGCACGAATGTATGACCCAACTGATGCCTTACCGTTATCCACATCATACACATACAGTCCATACTTACCACCAGCAGTAGCACCGAAGTAGTTGCTACCTACTTGTGGGCTTGATGAGTGCAAGTTGAGATTAGAACGGAACATCTCAATGTGTTGCTTGTCCATCATACGCACTGGGCGCATCATGTATGTGACCTTCTTATCAGTCACATTTGTACGCACATGTCCGTTAGTGTCTGTATGGTATGGATTGCTGGACTTCCATTGACTCGGATTACTTGAAAATCCATACTTTTCAGCGAGGTAGCCTTCTACTTGTCTTTCTTCTTCAGTAGTCATTGAGCGATTGTACTGTATTACTTCTGCAATTTTTCCATTTAAGTAAAACGACGAGGGTACATTACCAACAATGTAGCCTCCTGTGTCTGCTTTCCAAAAAGCACTTGTCGTAGTGTAATTTCCTGCGCCTTGTAAGTTCATTTTGAGGGTAGCGGTACTTCCATTACCATCACCACCAGTAATAGAGGCAGTGACCAATTCGGCCTGTCCACCCACTGCGCTGTTTGTTGCTGAACTCACCGAAGCCCACCCAGTGTCAGCACCTCCCCACCACTGCCACCTGTTGTTTGAATCCATTCGGATGTACAGATTAAATCCACTACGAGTGGCTGGACTACCTGCTCTTGACTCAATGATTCCATGAATGCCACCATCATCGCTGTCTGCCCAAGCGACAACAAACACTGTCATTTCAGCAGTGTTTAAACGAGCGTCAAATGATGTTTCCAATTTATCATCGCCGTCACAATCTACAACGGGCATGTTGTTTACATTGGATGATGAGGCAATATAGGATGGTTGGTTGGATGCAGTGGATTGTGTGAACTCAAAGCCATACGGCCCACTATCTTTCCATGATGATACAGCCGCCCCATCAGCCAAATCAAGACTATCGGCTTTGAGCCATAGTACCATGCCCGATGTAGGAATACCACCCCAATCAGTATCATCAACAGGTGAAAGGAAGTTGCGAGTTTCAGCAAGGTAAGTACCACCAAGCGGGTTGAAGTTTGATGTATGACTCATACGCACCGCACCACCTTGAGGTTGTCCTCCAAAGTCAAGTGCGGTAAGGTCGTAGTTACCTATTGTTTGAGAGCCTGTTTGCATACCACCTTGTAATACAACACGCTGTCCTACATTGCGGTCAGTGTGTAGGCTGTGCGCTTCGGTGTTGATGATGATTTGATTGGTGTCAACACCTTGTAGGTTTTCGGTGTCAAGACCGATACGAGGACTACTGCGGCTTACTGCATCTTTATGCGGCGAGTCGCCAACTATATTTTCCATACGGTCACTTACTACTGCTTCGGGCTTGAGTAGTCCGTTTTCTGCAATCTCTAATCGTGAACTGATACCACGAGGCACTTCTGTGTTTTGCAGTACATCGTTTCTTGCACGAATGAATCCATCATTAAGTATAGGCTCGGCGGTGTGATGAGAGAGAACAAGTCCTGTCGTATGAATAGGCTCACTCAATGCGGTGAGTATATCCTCGTTGAATTGCGTTGGGTATCGAATACCTCTACCGTTACCCATGTCACCTACACGCTGTGCGTTTGAAGGCATGAATACATCAACCAAAGTGCTTGTATCATTATTATTAGTGTTGTTTAAACGACCGCCAAATCTTGGTAAAGTTGCTGATATACTCAATGCTGTATCAGCCGCATTGGTGAGTCCCTTCAAATTGACAAGGTGATTGCCATTGTTGTGTATTCGTTGATAGGGTGTTCGGTTGTTGCGTCGGTCGTATTCGTATGCGTCACCCGCATCCCATGATGGGCGAATACCAAATGAACGGACAGGGAAACGGCGAACATCCTCACCACGAGTATTACCCCACCAATCAACAATGTAATACTTAACGGCATCCTCAATCGAATCTAAGCCCTTACCGTTACCGTCACCCCACCAATCACGCAGGACAGTAGAACTATTGCGTAGGGTGCGTACAGGACAACCGAATGGGCGGGTAAATCGTACACCGTCACTGTATCGAACCTGCCACTCCGGTTTGTCAATACCAAGCATACCGGAGAAGTTAGTTTGGCGTTCCATAATACCAGTGTAGGTGTTCGGGAAAGTAGAGGTTGAACTACCACTACCACCAGCGTATGTTGAAGTTTGAGTTTCTGTTTGTACCAATGGGCCGTGGGTGTAACCAACACTGGCGTTGGTGGCGGTCACTGCTGTTTCTCGCAATGCTCGCAATCCGTACATAGACCACTGCGGTTTGTTGTATGGTTGGCGTAGACCAAAGCGATAACCGAATGGGCGTGGGCGTGTTGGGTTACTGATGCCATCATACGATGATTTTGTTAAACCGTCATTTTGGTCCACGACATACGAACCATCATCGTCAGCATCCGACCATATAGGTCCATCAAAACCGTATTCTCGTGGATAATCCCATGTTGATGAAACATATC